TTGGCAAGATCGCTGATTAAAAATTTGGGAGAAAATTAGTTATGTTACTAAGTGAAAAATTATCAGGTAAAACTATTCGTAATTACGCAGATGGTCAAAGGCCAGAAGGCAGACCATATGTAGTGCCAGTAAGCGAACCAGAAATAGAAAATGTAGAAGATGATTCTAATGATTACGACGACGATCTTCGCTGGGATACAGAATGGGATGATCCAGATGAAAATGGCATAGCTTCACTACGTGCTGCACACCCAGATCATTTCGACGATGAATCATTAAAAGACGCAATTATGCAAATTGCACACTGTGACGAAGATACAGCCTATGGCATTTTAAACTGGGCTGAAGCTACTAATAATGAGCTATCTATGAAAATTCCAGATCGTAAAGATGATATGTCTATGGCTGAAGAAATTCTAGATGCATATAATATGGAAGATCCTGACTACGATGAAGATTACATTCAGTACATCGATCCAGAAGAAAATCTAGAAGAAGATGAAACTGAAGATACCGGTATAGATTATATCGATCCAGAAGAAAATCTAGAATCAGAAATTTAATCGATTCGAACTATATAACTAAACAGCGTCTATTTGAATAGACGCTGTTTTTATAAATATTAAAAGTTAAGAGAGTAAAACATGGCAAGTCTAGATGCAGATATTTTCAGAGAAAGGAAGTCGAATTCAGAGGCACACAAAAAGATGCCGCCACCAGGCTACCACCCCGATGGACAGCCAGCTGGTACTCCGCATAGCCCTCCGCCTATGCCACATGTGCATACTGTAGCTATGTCGCCAATGCCACATCATGAACCGCCGCCTCCTCCATATAGAAGCCCCAAGGATGCTTATGCACACGCAGGCGACATAGATAATATTGCTCAAATGCGTACATATGTGCTGCAGCAATTGGGTTCACCAGTTATTTGTGTTGAATTATCTACCGAACAATTAGATAATTGCATTCTAGATTGTGTACGTTACGTACAGCGTTATTATATGGACGTTGGTAGTTATCGTGATTATCTAAAAATGGAACTAAAGCGTGGTGTTACACACTACAAAATTTGTCAAGAATTGGAAAATGTGGTTAGTTTTGAACTAACATCTTGGCTTGCTTCTGGAATCAATGATTTGTTCACTGTATCGCATAATTTGCTATACAATGAAATGAACAGTTTAAATGGCTGGCAATTTGCTGGATCTTGCTGGGGTAACAATAGCTCCTACGGCGACGTGCTAGGTTCTTGGAATGCTAGTTTGATGTGGCTAAAAGAACTTAAAAACGATTTTGGTGCATCATTCCAAGTTAGATATAATAATCTTGAACACGAACTTTCTGTTTGGCCTACGCCAAAACACGACGTAGTAGGATTGATGTATGTTTACAGACGTCAAACTGCCGCTAAAATCTTTAATAATCCGATTTATCGTAGAATGGTTGTAGCAGCCGCGGGTAAAGTTTGGGCTAATGCACTTTCTAAATATAATTTGACTCTAGCAGGTGGTGGCACATTAAATGCTTCACAGTTATACTCAAATTATCAAACTGAATATGACTGGTGTGTCGAACGTATAGACAAAGAAAGCCCAAATGGCTACTTCTTCGTAGGATAGTTCGCACGATACTTATGATAAAACAGTCAGTTAACTACTGACTGTTTTTTAGTTTATAAATATATTAAAATTAGAGATAGTAGCATATGAATTTAGATTATACAAAAGTTACTCACGAAGAACTTCTAGAACAATTTAGAAATCGTCTTTTATCAGACCCTAAATTTAAAGATCTTAGCGCATCTTCGATTTATCAAATTTACATGGAAATGATGGCTGGCACATTCGATATGCTTCATTTCTATCTTGGGCGAACTGCAGAAGAGATGTTTTTAGATTCTGCTAAATTAGATTCTAGCGTTATCAAGCTTAGTAAAAATCTTGGCTATAACCCAAGACGTGCTACACCAGCGATGGCTGAAATAGCTATTACACTTAAAGGCCCGCTGCCTAAATCACTTCAAGCTGGCGACGTGATCTGGTTTAATAACGAAAAAATGGAATTATCTTATAATAGCCATAAGTTTAGGCTAGATCGTTGTTATTCTTATACATTAGTTGAAGATGACATTATCAATGGCGTCAATAATTCTTCTTGGAGTAAAACCATCATTTATTCTGTAGACGAAGCTAATGCTAATGGCTACTATGATACTAGCACTACATATCATCTAAATAGAATTAAAGCTTATCAATGTGAAATTAAAGAAACTTCTATTTATGCAATTGGACACGCCAGTAATTTAGGTCAATCATATCAATACTACGATATCGACGACACTAAGTTTAGCAATTTTTATGGCATACGTGATCCATTTGCATATCGCAACGATACTTATGATCCACTAGGCGGCTGGTGTAAGATTGGTATTGGCAAGAATAAAACTGAAGCTTTTTCTAAGACAAAAATTTGTGACATTGAAGTCGAAAATGTTTATTGCAATAGTAAAGTACGTGCATTGAACAATGATTTAAGCATCCCGCAAAAACTAAATGTGTGTCGTGTCGAAAGTAATCAAGATAAAACTGTTAGAATAACTTTTGGTGATGGAACATTGGTTAATAATGGCTTTAATAATGATGATGAAATCTTGTATGTGCAATATGTAACTACAGATGGTAATGCTGGCAATACGCCTAACGTAAAAGGTAACGCTTTAAAGAATAGTTCTCAACTATTCGCTCACGGTGGTAGCAGAATCATCGAAGTAACTTCAAATGTGATATTTACACTAAACACTGACATAGCCGGTGGCGCTGATTTTGAATCTATTATCAGCATGAAAAACAATGCTGCTGTATATTTTGCAGCTAGAGGCCAGCTTATCAATAAAAAAGATTTTACAGCATACTTTAGAACAATTTCAGATCCAATTGTTGCAAAAAATGCTATAGCTTGGAATATTTCTGACGTAGAACCTAATTTGATCTTTAATCACACTGGCGATAAACAGTGGAACGATGATACTTCTTACACTAAAGAAAATGCTATTAAATCTAGCATGGCTAAAGCTAGAAATGCAGTTTATTACACAGTGATTGGCGATTTATATGAATCTTTGACTGAAGGGCAGTATAGCCCTAAAATGTTATACGACACTAAAGATGATACATTAGATATCGATACTCAAGTAGGATTGACTACTTTGTATAACAATAAACAAACTTTTATGGATCACATCAGCGATCTATCATATTCTTTACAGTTGAATAATTCTTCAAACGTAAATGAATTGTTTACTTCGCAAACAAAAAGCGCTGGCGACCCATTCATGCTGAATGCTTCTAACATTTATAAAAACATAGATGATAGGTTACCTTTTGGTGTTTATCCAATTTCTATTCCGCCTATAGTTCAATACTACGATCTAGTTGGTACTGTCAATGTTAGCAGATTAGCTAATATCGCAGATTATCAACATGAAGTAGAAGCTAAAGTTTATAAATGGCTCAGTGAAAACCAATGTTTTAACAACAAAATTTATAAAAGTGATTTAATAAAGATATTCTACGAAAATGCATTTACTAATTCAGTAAATCTAGACATAACACCTTCTTCTATGATCTACAATGCTGGAAAAGTGTTAACATTTGGCAATTTACAATATGGTTCTAAGAAAGATGGATCATATGTTATCAATACTGATACTAGCAAAGCTGGATTTAATGTCATCGTGATTAAAAACCAATCCGACGAAGGTAAATCTATAACTATTGAATATCTAGAAGCACAGCCAAATCTCGACTTTGCTATTTATAATGGCACTACTAAAAAAGTTGACTCTGGCAAAACAACTATTAGCTCAGTAGAACAATTAGATGATGGTCGTTTCATGATTAATCTAAATGGCTTTATTCCTAATTTAGCTTCGACAGAGTTTAGCAATTCTACTAAATTAGAAATAACACTGCAAACAGAAACCGCATTCGCAGAGGAACTAACTGGCACCAATGCTACTAATACTGCTATTTTAGCTCAAACACACTTCTCAAACAAAACTAGCACTACTGCTACGCCAGTAGAACTCCCGTATGAAGCATGGTATGATCCATTCTCTACTAAACAACAGATCAGAAATATATCATTAATACGTAAACGTTTTGACGTAAATCAGGCTACTGATTTAACAGAAAAAACATTTAATGTAGTCTATGCTCCGCAATGCACTTCAAATTTAAACAATGATTATATTGCTGCTTATAGACTTGCTAAATTTGCTATAGAAGATAGTATTCTAGATGATAACAATAACATTGTTAATTTCTCATTGCCTAACGAAATAGCAGTGGTAAGATTAAAAATTGATTACGCACAGGGTAGATAATGAGTACAAATCAAAATAGTAGATTATTGTTCGAAAAGAAATTTCAGGGTGGTCGTACGTTTCGTGCATATGATCGAAAGAATGATATGAATCAAACTTGCCCTTGGGTCTCTATTTCACAAACTGGATTTACTTCTCGCACTTTCGCTAAAGGCATGTATACACATCTATTATTTAGCATAGAAGCAGGCTCTACGTTTAAATATGCAGACGTCGTAATTACTAATAGATTTAACATGGACTCTGTTAGACAGACAATTACTTTTCCAGCAAATGATAAAACTGGCGATGCTAATGGCGTATATTATACAGTTGGCAAGTATTCTTGTGTTCAAGGCAACATGACACATAATGATACTGGCTGGCAAACTAACAACTGGGTACACGTAATAATATCTGCATACGATTTTTATTTTGGAAACGTATATATCATATTTTACGATAGTGCTAATGAAAGGGAACGTTATATGACGCCAGTAGTGGTAGATTTCACTAATGTGCCTACTATCACTGAAAATGTAGTTAAGAAATACAATACTACTAAGGATAACGTGTTTGATTCAAATTGGCAAGATGACGATTCTGCTCGTGTAGATGTTTTGACTGGTACTAGTATTTCAGAATCAGAGTTTTATAACGATTATTACACAACGAATCGTTTATATACGAATGGTAAAGGAGTAGCTGAAACTGGAGATACTGTAGCCGGGCATCCTTTATATGTAGTCAAATACACTACGTTTGTACCAAATAAAATTAGCGAATTATATGGAACTTCTAATACAAGTATAGGTTTCACTGCAACAGAAGCATATTTAGCTAAAACTAACAATAAATCATCAGTAACTACAGATAAGCTATCATTGACTATTATAGAAAATACATCATTAAATAATACTAATAATTCAGTAGTTACTATCGTTGGTGATGATAATTCAAAAATTACAGGTCATTCCCAAGTTTTTTATGCTAGTTTATCTAATGCTAACTTTGCAAATAAAACTGATAAAGAATTACGTGACTATACACAAGTAGAATCGAATTTCGTTCTTACTGGCGTGCACAATGATTGGAAGTAAAAATAAACTTTCACGATAAAAAATAAAATTTATATTTAATTCGTCATGGATGAAGAAATTAAATGCTCTATAAATAGAAATTATAATAGTTGAGGATAATATGAAAATTATAGAAGATACACAAAATGTTTCACCTGCTGAAATTATTAAAAAAGGTTTAACAAATCCGCCTAAGAAATCTGGTGTATTAGTCGATAAAAATCAAATTCCTTCTAGAGGTATTTTTTATCCAGATGATATTTATATCACGCCATTTACCGGTATGGACCTTAAAGATATCACTAGCTTTGAAGAATCTACGATTAACCAGACTTTGTTTAAGATTCTAGCTCGCCGAGTAACAGGAATCTCTACAAATGATATTCTTATAGGTGATAAGCTTTGGTTTATATATAAAATTCGTGACATTACTTATCCTAATAACAAAATTCCTATCAAGTGTACATGTGAACATTGTGGCACACAGTCTATTCAATATTATACTTTCGATACTTTAAAGATTGATTATTACGATAATAGACTTCCTGATGGGCAGATTAAACTTCCAAATACTGACATGATAGAATTTGCATTTCCTACTATCGGTACTGAAAGTCAGGTAACACGTTTAAAGAATGATCCTAATTTGTTAGAACCGATTGACGATCAATTTATGCTTCTTGCAAGTTATATTAAGACTGTTAACGGAAAGAAACAAACTATTTGGGATGCTTATAACTATGCTAAGAATGCTGATGCAACTACATTCTGCAAGATTGTTAGAATTCTTGATAAATATGCTTTTGCATTCCCACGAGTTGCAGAATTTAATTGTTGCTGCGGTGAAAAAATTCAAGCACCAGTGCAATTGACTCAAGATTTCTTTATCCCAGATCTTGGCGACGAAGATTAATTCTATCTCAACTATTAATAGCCGCAGTAAAATGCGGCTATTATAGTCTTTACAAAAAGTCATTTTTTATGTAATTTTTCTATAAATATGATATATCATTGTAAACTGTGAGTGAGTGAAATTAATATCAGTATTATTTAACAATTAAGAGGTTTAACATGGCTGTAAAATGGTCTACCCCAGGTATAGGATTTGCTGAAATAGACAATTCTATCCAAGCAAACACCACTACTGCTGATGGTGTTGGTGCTATCGTTTTACGTTCCAATCAAGGTTACGTAAACCAACGTATTTTAAGCACTTCTAGAAAACGTTTCCATGAACAATTTGGTGATCAGGAAACTTCTGCAGATTATGGTCACTTCGCTGCTGATCAATACTTAGCAGCATCTCCACAGCTTTATGCAGTTCGTGCAACTATGGGCGATGAAGGCTATGGCTTCATTCAGTTCCCATATACAGATGCTTCTGTTAAGGACAGTAAGTATGATCCTTTACAGCAAACTTTTGAATATGTAGATAATGAAGGTAATACAAATATTACTATCATTGAACCACTAGCTGGCAACGTTGAAATAGGTTCTATTTCTGCAGAAAAATGGAATGTATTTACAACAACAGGCTATCATGAAATTGCTAGCGAAGCCGACGCTAAGTATCTTAATACTGCATTCTGTTTAGTAGATTCTGGCAGTGCTGCTAGATTTAGAAATCTAGCTATAGACGACTCGCCTGAAGTTATACACATCTACCGTGGTGGCAATAACGTAGAAATCGATACAACTAACAGTGGTTTTTACGTACATGGTAATGCTACTGATGGTTCTTATAGCTTATTGGCTAATTATGATCTAGCTCATGGCTCTAAAGCTGAATGTAAATTTACTATTTGTAGCGGCGAAGCTGTGGCAAGTAATCACGAATCAGATTTATCTGGTGCTTATGGTGTTTATCTTGGTCTTAGCGACGATGGCTTATATTCTTATAGCTTCTCTATTCCAGAAAAATACACTTTAAACAATGAAGAAACAGTATTCACTGCAGATGTAAGCACACCATTTTCATTCGGCACTGATGGTCTAGCTAAAAACGTTACACTTAACGAAGTGATCGACAAATTAGCCGGTGTAACTGAAAGTGGTGCATGTGCAAAAATAATGCCTTATGAATGGGATACCGCTGAAAGAGATACTTACTATGCATATACTGCATGCATTGGCAACAATGCAACTACAGTATCAGGTCTACAATATCGCGAAATCACTGGCGCACTTTACAATCAGTCATTAGCAACTTCAGCTTCTACTAATACTTTAGCATATATTACTTATGATGGTAAAGAACTGACTGCATTAGATGATGCAACTAAAGACTTATGCGAAGCTATTGCTAAGGATGGCTATAAGGTATTCGATACTACTGAAATAGCAGCAAAGAACTATAAATTCCTTACTTCTTTGGCATTCGATGGTTATGGCAAAGACGTAGCAACTATTAACAATAGTGCTTATAAGGTATTAGGCTTCTTGAATGCGATGGATAACTCTATCGATGTAAAAATCTGCTTTGCGGAAAATCCAAAAGATAGTGATATTACTACTAATGAAGATGGCAACAAGACTGATGGCGTATTTGTTTCTAAATGGATCTTTAATTCATATTGGGACAAGGACAAAGCACAACGTGTAGAGCAGCCAGCATATATTTCATTCAAGCCTAAGCCGATTTATGTGCCATGGCAGTATGACGAAACTACCGATGATGTAGCTAAGCTAGTCGCATATCCTTCTTCTGAAGTATTTACTGATCCTTCTGGCATCTATAAAGATGGCTATACTAAGACTATTCTAACACAAGATGAACCGGGCAATGGCGATATCGAACGTTATGCTTCTAAGCAAAACAATCAGCTTGTTATTGCTGCAGTTGGTCCAGGCGAATATGGTAATGATATTGGTGTTTCTATTATCACTCCAGAAGTTGCTGGCAACATGGCTCTCGAAAATGAACAAGCTGCATTTAACTGGAAATATCAGTTCGACGACGAAGACTTAGTAGACAAGGATTGGCAAGAAAATCCAACTTATAAGAAGAACCCAAGCAACTTAACTTGGAAGAAGGTCTACAAGATCAATGTTTATGTCAAGACTAAGACACAGCAAGCTTCAGTTTGGGGTACTGGCTTGGACGCTCTAGCAAGAACTCCAGTCGAATCCTTCTTGGTATCTAACGATCCTTCTGTTAAGGATGGCAATGGCAACTCTATGTACGCACCATATGTTATCAATGGTCAGTCTAAGTACATTTACGTTTCTTTGAATTCCGTAATTGCTTCTAGAACTGCATTTGGTACTTATGCAATGCCTAAACAGACTTACTCTATCTATCAGCTTAAGGGTGGTTCTAACTCTAAACTAGATAACATCAAGGAAAAGACTGCTGCACTAGAACTTTATAGAGACCGTCAGAAGTGCATGTTCGATATCATCTTTAACGTAGATGCGATCGAAACATTCCAGTCTAAGCAAAAGTATGCAGCTCACCAGAATAAGATTGCTGAAATCGCTTCTGATAGAGGTATGGATATCGGCTTTATTCAGGTTACTTCTAAAGCTGCTAGAACTGGCCAGAAAGCTCTATCTGAAGGTAAGCTATTTACTTTCAGCAACGGCTCTTACGTAGCTTGCGAAGCTGGTTATGATAGATACTATGACTCTTATACTTCTAACTGGGTATATTTGCCTAAGTCTGTCGCATACGCAGTTGCTCATGCTAGATGCTGGGTACAAGGCACGCCTTGGTTCGCTCCAGCTGGTATCAAGAATGGTACTATTGATTACTCTTCTGGGCAGTTACTAAAGCTCTCTGATACAGAAATTGGTCAGCTTTATGATGCAAACATCAACTGTTCTAGAACATGTGCTAGCTACGGTGAAGTTAACTGGTGTCAGAAGACAGCTCTTAAGAAGACTTCAGCATTGAACAGAATCAATGTTAGAGGTTTGATCAACTACATCGAAAAGAATCTTGATCAGATGCTTGTTCAGTACTTGTACCAGAACAACACAGCTAATACAAGAAGCTCTATTCGTTCTACAGTTGATTCTTTCTTGAGTGGTATCATGGCTAACGAAGGTATCATCGCTAAGTCCGTGGTTGTAAAACCAGACCCAGATGATGCTCATCTGATCTATGTTAACATTCAGGTTATTCCTGCTGAAGCTATCGAATTCATTCAGGTTACTACAACAATTAACCGACAGAATGCTTCAATTAGTTCTTCAGAAGGCTAATTTAGAACAATTCTAAAACAAAAATCCTAGGTTTAAAAGACCTAGGATTTTTTGCATAAATACTAATATGAAATCATTATCTGAAACCGCAGTGCAAAATTTCGAACACACTCCGCATACAGAGTTTATGCTAGATGTGATCGATGCATTAGCAAGGCATAACCATGTTTCTATCGAACGAATCGAAGCTGAAGATAAGAAACAAGGATTAGTGTGGAATTGGCTTAATTCAGCAGCAAAATCATTTGACGTTGATAAAATCATGAAAGTTTTAAAAACATTGAATCTTCTAGAAATGCAGGAATTTCTAGATAAAGAAAATATTATGAATGAAGCTATGGATCCTAGTGTTAGAGCCGCTAGAAGAAAAGAGCAGCAATCACAGAAAGAAGTTTTATTGCAGATTCAAGCTATTTCACTAGATAGTATTACTGATAAAATTTTAGAAACAATTCCAGATGCAAAATGGCATCCATTCAGAAATGGAGCTTATTATACTGGCAAGATCACTTACGAAGCTAATACTGGCATGGCTGAGCTTTGGTATAGAAATGACGGAATGATAGTTACTTCTATTAATAGTGGTTCTAGACATCAATGCTACACAGAAGATATGCTTTGGGACTGGATAAACAGAAATGGCTATAATAAAGAAGCAAGCATCGAACTAGATATGAATCCTGAAAATTTCGAAACACTAACTGCAGATCTACGTGCAAATTATGGTGCTAGAATTCAAACTTTCAGAAAACGTGATAAAGTATTAGGGCGTGCAGAAATACTTGCTAGAAATCAGTATGACACGCTTGAATTATGGTTTAGAGTTGATGGTTCTGTAAGTTGCAATAATGGCAGAAATTCAGTTACTTGCACTAAACATTCACAGTTGATTAAATGGCTAGATGCTAATGCAAATAAATTGAACGCTACACAATCAGCTCCAGCAGTAGAAGCACCAGCAATACAGCAAAAGCCATTGCAAATATCTCAAGCTGTGCCTAAACGTACGCCAGCCCAAAAGCCGACACGTGTCAAGCTCGATTTAAGCGGACTTTTTTAACGAGGAATATATGAACGAATCAAAATTTACAGATTTAGTACTAGATGCTACTTCTGATTACGTAGCAAAAACTATTCTATCAGAAAATGATTTTTCTGTTAAAGATTGTGTCAGTTTTATAGCTGAAGCAACAGATTTTACTGAAGCAGATATAGAATCTGCATTTGGTGATTTAATTTCTTCTGAATTAGATCGTGCTATTGTTGCTAGAGCAGCAGGCATTATCGAATCTAGTGCAGAAAAGTTTAGCGACACTATGCTTTTAAAGGAAGAAGATGTTAGAGATGTAAGTGATAATGTAGATCGTGCTGCTAAGAAACAGCAAGATAATACTAATAATGCTAATGCCATTCAAGCTCAAGCAGCACTAGATAAGCAAAAGAAAGGCAGTCACAATCGTAAATATTTCGCATACGTAAACTTAGCTAAAGGCGGGCAAGTTTATATCTGCAGTGAAAGACAAGAAGCATCAGGCGCCATTTCGAATGCTTTTTCTAAGCTAGGCAATTTCTTAAAAACTGTTACTTCACCGCAATTCAAATATGGCATCTTAGTTGCACCAATTAGCGAAAGCGAAGCTACTAATTATTTGGCAGCATCGAAATCGTTAAAGCCTGGCATAAAGTATTTAGATTTGACTAAAAATCAAACTGGTGCAGAAAAGGCAGTAAGACGTAATGATGGCGCTGCTGATGCTATGAACAGAAAAGGCATGGAAAATCAACAAGCTAGCAAAAACTCAAATAATGGAAATAACGGCAAAGACCAATAATCTAATTATTTAGTATATGGCTCTATTCGACCCAAGCAAATATAATCGCGGAACATTTATCCCTAAAAATGTGGATAAATGTTTCAATTATAATGGGCTATATCCTGATGCTAAGCCTATCACATTTAGAAGTTCATGGGAGAAGATTCTTTGTAATTTTTGTGATATGCAAGAAAACGTGTTGGCCTATGGGTCTGAAATTTTAGAATTACCATATTATAGCGAACTAGATAATAAAATGCATCGTTATGTTACTGATTTTGTGATGGTTACAAAGAGCAGAGATGGCAGTATAAAGAAATGGGTCATCGAAGTCAAGCCTGAAAATCAAGCAGCTAGGCTAGACGAAAATGGTAATTTAATAATGCCGAAACCACCAAAGAAACCCACTCAACGTAGACTGGCATCATGGCAAGAAAGATGCAATGTGATACGCAGAAATAACGAAAAATGGTCTGCAGCAAAGGATTTTTGCTATAAAAAAGGCTATATTTTCAAAGTTATCACTGAAAAAGAATTAGGCTTATTATTTACTTAACGAAAATCAGTTAAAATTCTTTTACGATCCGATGTCTAAAAAGATATCGGATTTTTTGTGCCAGAAATATAAATAATTTACTATCTAAAAATTTTATTATATTTGACTTGAAGTTATTTTATAGTTTTTAAAGAGGTTTATCATATGAAGATTCGTAAGCGAAATGGCGCTGAACAGACATTTGTTCGTAATAACATCGTTAATGCAGTTTCTAAAGCTAATGATAAAGTAAAATTATCGGAACGCTTTACTGCAGCTGAAATTAAGGATATTGCGAAAAATGTTGAAGATAAGTGCAAGCAAGCAACTGTAGCCGTCAACGTAGAAGATATTAATTCTTTCGTGAAGAATGAAATTTTTTCTAGAGGCAAACAAGATGTATTCGAAGATTATATCACTTACAGAGACAGAAAATTGCTTCAAGCACATAAAAATACTACAGACGATCGAATCTTAGCATTGCTAAATAATGATAGTGAAGATATTCAGCAAGAAAATGCTAATAAGAATCCAAGCATTGTTAGTACTATGCGTGATTATATGGCTGGCGAAGTTTCTAAGGATATTTCTCAGCGTTATCTGTTGCCATCTGACATTTGGCAAGCACATAAGGAAGGCATAATTCATTTCCATGATATGGATTACTTTGCAATGCCTATCCACAATTGCTGTTTGATCAACTTAGAAGATATGCTTCAAAATGGCACTGTTATTTCAGGCACTACTATCGACAAGCCTAAAACATTTTCTACTGCATGTAATATTGCATCGCAGATTGTTGCACAAGTTGCATCATCACAGTATGGCGGTCAAACAATTACTGCATCACACCTAGCACCATTCGTTCAAGAAACACGTAAGGCTATAGCAGAAAGATTTTCAAAAGAATTCAATCTTTCAGATGAACAAATCGCTAGCATTGTAGAAGCAGAAACTAAGCGTGATATTAAAAATGGTATCCAGACGCTTCAATATCAGATTTTAACTCTTCAGACTACGAATGGACAAACGCCATTCGTTTCAGTTAACTTGTATCTCAATGAAGCTGCAAACGAAGAAGAAAAGGCAGATTTAGCTTTGATCATCGAAGAAATTCTAAAGCAGAGAATTCAGGGCGTTAAAAATGAAAATGGTCAATATTATGCTAATCCATTCCCTAAGCTTCTATATGTTCTAGAAGAAGATAACATCGAACCTGGTTCCAAGTATTATTATCTAACTAAACTAGCTGCTGAATGTACGACTCAGCGTATGGTACCAGACTATATTTCCGAAAAGGTAATGAAGAATCTTAAGAAAGATAAGAAGGGTAATGGCTATTGCTATCCATGTATGGGTTGTCGTTCATTCCTTACCGTCTATAATGATCCAAAAACTAAGACTGGTGGTAAGTTCTATGGTCGTTTCAACCAGGGTGTTGTATCTATTAATCTTCCTGATGTTGCTTTGGAAACCAGAGATAAGAATGGTAAACCAGATATTGAAAAGTTCTGGCTAACATTAGAAAAGAGATTGGAATTATGCCATAGAGCATTAAGATTAAGACATGAACATCTAAGAGGTGTTAAGTCTGATGTAGCACCAATTCTTTGGCAGCACGGTGCATTTGCAAGATTGAAGAAAGGCGAAACTATTGACAGTTTGCTTTATAATGGATATTCTACTATTTCACTCGGATATGCTGGTTTGTATGAAACTGTAAAGGTACTTTGCGGCAAATCTATCACGGACGAAGAAGGCATGGAACTTGGTAAGCAGATTATGCAAAAGTTAAATGATAAGTGTGCTGAATGGAAGCAGATTGAAAAGATTGATTATTCTGTTTATGGCACACCTATCGAAAATACAACTGAAAAGTTTGCTAAGTCACTACAGCGTAGACACGGTGTTATTGAAGGTATCACTGATCGTAGTTTCGTAACTAATTCTTATCACGTGCCAGTATTCGAAAATATTGATGCATTTAAGAAAATCGACGTAGAAGCTGAACTACAGAAGCTTTCTCCAGGCGGTGCGATCTCTTACATAGAAACGCCTAACATGACTAACAATGTAGAAGCTATTCTATCAGTGATTCGTTACATATACGACAACATCATGTATTGTGAAATCAATAGCGAACTTGATTGGTGTCATCAGTGTGGTGGAACTGGCACTATCAAGATGGAAAAAGACGCAGATGGCAAGTTGCATTGGTGCTGCGCAAATTGTGGCAATACTAATTTAGCTGATATGAACGTAGTTAGACGTCTATGCGGTTATTTGAGCAATGCTAATTTCTGTGCTCAAGGACGCATGCAAGATATCAACGAAAGAGTTAAGCATCTTTAATTTCTAAAGTACAATAATATAAAATCCAACCGTTTACAAACGGCTGGATTTATATTATAATTAAAACATGAAAAATAATTACAAAGATAAACGTGATAATACTTATGGCAAATTTAAGCGTTTTTCCGAAGCATTGAGACATCGTTATCACAGATCAGATATGTCATGGGAAGAATGGGAAGAATATGATGCATTGTTCGAACAAATGCGAAAAGATTGTAAGCTAGATTGGGAAGCTAACTACGATGAATGGTGTCGTTATGTTCGTAGTTTAGGGCAATCTAATCATAGCAAGCCTAACTGTAAGCATAATAGACTTGCACATCGCAAAATATATGGCAATACTGGCGAAAGCAAGTATCGTAAGTTTAGCTCTAAGCTCGACGATATGTTAGACGAAGTTGATGATTTTAGAAATCCACAGCTTAGCGAATTTGGCGAAAAAGAATTACAAGCCGAACGTGACTGGATTCTAGATGTGTTTGATACTTCTGATTATGATAAAACTTCTATTTAAAAAATTGGTTTACACATATCAAAAATTTTATTATATGTTAATACATAACAAACATAAAGGATATAGATTAATTGTAAACAACATTTTACATAAAAATAGTTAAAAATTACAAAAAGTCTGTATAAATAAATCTAAATAAGTTAAAGAATTATGATGAAGAACTGGCTCGACAATTTGCACATTAATGGTTATCGCTTTGATAGTCGTTTTATTGAATGTGGTAACAAATTGTAGAGCTCATAAGAAGATTTTAGATCGATTTGAATCCTTTATGAGCAAACCTCATAAAGGATTTTTTATTGCATTTAAAATAGCTTTAGCATATTATGGTCCGTTCGTCTAGTTGGCCTAGGACATCAGATTTTCATTCTGAAAACCGGGAATCGTGCTCCCGACGGACTACTATGCCAGGGTATCCAATCGTGGGAATGGACGGGACTGCAAAACTTTACATGAGTGGGTTCGATTCCAACTGACGGCTCTATGGAGAATTGGCTGAGTGGCCTAAAGCGGAACCTTGCTAAGGTTTTGAGTGTAATAGCTCCGAAGGTTCGAATCCTTCATTCTCCTTAACACCCCCGTAGTGGTGAAACTGGTTATCATTCTTCCTTGTGACGGAAGCGTTTCGGGTTCGAATCCCGGCTACTGGACTAAAACATTTCGGTTTGTACCCCAATTGGCAGAGGGAAACGGCTCAAACCCGTTCAAGTGTGAGTTCGAATCTCACTAAACCGACTATAAATGCAGCTAAATAAGTTTAGCTGCATTTTTCATTTTTAAATTTCTACGAATTTACATTCATATTCTTGTTTTACGAAGATCGCACCATGCTGCAATAACATTTTCTTTTTCCAAGCTAGATTACGCCCGGGAATTTCATTCCATTCAACTGAAATCGGAACAAATGAAGTCTGCTTGTTTTTAGCCTTTTGCCATATTTCGTAAAATGCTTCGTTAGTACCTTTAGGCGTAGAAGCTAAAATCATTTGTGCACTTCTTCTAGCGCATTGTGATGGGAACACACACATCATGAATTCGGTCTGATTCCTTAAATGAGCAAATTCATCGACGAATACATAATCCGTCGAAGCCCCTTTGACTGCATTAGGTGCATGTCTAGCCCAGATATTACAGTTATTTTCGAACCATACACTATTTTTAGTCCAGCCACCATCTCTGTGTTTGATGGCTGGCTTGAGATGTTCGGGCAGATCTAAGTAGATTTGTTTCAACAATGCTAATAAAGATTCACTTTGTGCTGCTGAAGAACTAAATAAAACTGCACGTTTATCCGAAGAATACATCATTTTCCACAAAATGTGAATAATGCTGATCAGTGTTTTGCCGCATTGTCTAGGTGCTTTTACTATACAATTATTGTGTTCAGTACCAGCACATTCAGACATCGTAAGAAGCATTCGCTTCTGATATTTCCTAAGTTTTAATGGTTCGCCGGATGGTAGTTTGCAGAATTTAGCAAAATATAATACGTCAGTTGCACAACGTTGTAATTCTTTAATTTGTTTTTAGTCATAATAGCCTCAATAATTGTATTTATCAGCAAAAAAGCTTCGAAAAATAATTCGAAGCATTTTAGATTTGATGTTGATATGTTATGAAAATTGATAGATTATCGCATCGCTAAGTCTAGCTATGCTATCGTTTAAATTGCCAAATGCGTCCGTAAAAGCGGTTTTTGCAGTTTCACAATAGTTCTTAATTGCTTCAGATTCTTCGGTTTGAATTGCATCTGAATAAATTGAAATTGTATAAAGATGTTTAAGAATATTTTCTACATTGCTACTTCCGATCAAGTGTGTTTTAATATACTCGGCTAAGCCAGATTCATCTGTATAAGCCATAATAGTTGCAAGTGCATCTTCTAATTTAAGCTTAGCACGATCTAGCATGGCATATGCCTTTATTCTATTATTTCTTCTATGAATCACGTCGAACGAACGGCGATTCATAGATTGTTCTTCAGATTTGCTTAATCCAAACAACTTACGTCTTAAATGCTTAACACTGTTACTGATGTTCATTTCTTCTAATCTTTTTTCGCTTAGTAACATAAATTCACCTTTTTATTTCAATATAATTATTTATATTTATCATAAATAGAATTATGAATTACGGTAATATCAAATTTATTGACACAGCTGACGGCGAAGGTGTTCGCGTCAGCTTATTTGTCTCTGGCTGCAGAAATCATTGTAAAGGCTGTTTTTCTGAAGTTACTTGGGACTTTAATTATGGGCAAGAATTCACTTATATAGAAGAAAATGAAATTATAGAAGCTTGTAAAAAGTCATATATTTCTGGACTTACTATTCTTGGTGGTGACCCTTTTGAAATAGAAAATCAATTGGCATTGCAGGCTTTTATTAAGAAATTTAAAGAAGAATGTCCAGATAAAACATTATGGATGTACACTGGCTACGTGTTCGAAAAAGATTTACAGCCAGGGCAAAGAAGATTTGTGCATGGCACTACTGACAGAATATTAAGTAACGTAGATGTTTTGATTGATGGTCCATTTATGCTAGAACAAAAAGATCTAACTTTGAAGTTCAGAGGGAGCAAAAATCAAAGAATTTTAACTAAAAAAGACCGTGAATCTTTGTTAAAATAAAATTTCTGTCAATTATAAATATAAATATAAATATAGTAATATAATTGCAATTATAGGAGAATATTATATGAAAAACAATAAGCTTTTAGCTGAAAATTACCTATTCGAAGCAGCTTCTCGTTACTTCGAAGAAGATTCCATCAACGAAAAAACTGTTTTAGTAACTCTACCCGATGGCCGTAAGGTTGCAGTAGACGACGAAGATTATGAATCTCTAGAAGACGTTTCTGCAGATGAATATCTTGGCGACATCGACCCAGAAGAACGCCCAGGTTCTTTCAGAACTGCAGGTTACACTGGTGCTGCAACTCGTCTTGCTAATCGTGCTGCTTTCAAGGCTGCCGATGCAGAAAGATATAATGCTAACCTCGAAGCTGGTTCTGAAACATTCAAATCTTTGATTCCTTCTATCAACTCCATGATCCAGGCTGCTGCTAAGGCTGCTCTTGATCAGAAAGCTCTTGTTAAGCAGTCAGATGGTTCTTGGTACATTTCTCAGGACTCTGCTAATCAGATTCAGGACGCTATTTGGCGTAAGATCGTTGCACCAGCTATTAAGACTAAGCGGTGAAAAGATGAATAATAGCCCAATCCGTGCTGCTTGGGAAAACTACATCGGTTGGCGTAACAGTAAAGGCGCTAAGCTAGCTGCTCTTAAGAAGTCTGTCTATGCTTCTGCTACCGCAGCAGAAGAAGCTGAAGCTGCTGCAGAAGCCGCTGCTGCTGAAGCTGCTAAGAAGACCGCTAAGAATGGTAGCCGTAAGAAGAATGAATCTTCTGAATTTGCTAAGACTCTCAATAAGTATGTTAACGAAGCATTAGCTTATGCATATTCTGATCGTTATGGCGTAACTCTAACTGAAGCAAACAAGATGTTCGTTGTAAACGACATGATTGACTAATACGTTTCAGATTTATAAAAATCTAGGCTGTATTTTTCAGCCTAGATTTTTTGCATAAATAGATACATAAAATTGATTTTGAGGTTAATATGTTAAATAGCAATTCTATGCAACAAGATGGCAAAAACATAGCACTAATTTACGTAGGCGATAACTCACGGTTGTTCTCACGTTAGATTAAGATATAATGCTCTTTATTTCGATGGCATCGACACAGGTGTTACACCAATTATCATGCCAATTTTTACTTTTGATCCTAATGTACTAGCACATTGTAAGTCTATCGTGTTTCAGAGACCAGTTTCTCCGATTCATTTAGAAATGGTTCAGCGATACAAATCTCTACAGCCAAAATATGGCTACAAGCTCGTGTTTGAGATCGATGATCTGATCTTTAAGACAGGTTTAGATGTGCCAGAAAAAGATGGCATTCCCGATTATAACATTTCTAGCAAAAGAATTAATCTAGATGAATTAAAGAGCAATCTAGAAAAAGTATTGCCATTGATGGATTTAGTTGTAGTTTCCACAGATTACCTAAAGAAAGCATTTGAAAAGGTATTTAACATCAATAATGTAATGACTATCAAGAATGTGGTACCAAGATTTATGTGGAACTATCCACGTAGACATGATATTTCTACAGATCTAGTTAAGCCTAGGGTAATTTACTCAGGCAGCCCTACACACTATATTAATCCAGTTCCACCACGTGCACCATCTCCGCAAGAGCCAAACGGATTTGAAGGTTTGCCTGCTAAGAAAGGCGACTGGAATACTGCATTGTGTGATTGGGTGATCAAAAATGTAAAAGAAGATAAAATCGAATTTATTTGCATGGGTGCATTACCATTCTTCTGGGAACCGATTAAAGATAAAATAAAGTTTATACCATGGGTCAATTCACAGACTTTCCCGCGTTTGTTTATGGAACAATTCGCAGATTTCAGCATTGCATCTATCGTAGACAATGTTTTTAATAAGTGTAAATCAGCTTTAAGATTTACTGAAGCATGTGCTACTGGTGCTGTATTCGTTGGCACAGTATTTGCCGATAACGACGACAGCCCATATCGCGAAATCCACCCAGAATGTAAATATGTAGATAACTGGACAGTCGAACAAATTGATGAAATGTTCTGGAAACTTTGCAAGAAAGATAAATACAATGAAATTAGAAATTGGCAGTATAATCAATGCAACCAAGCTGATTTTTGGCTAGAATCTTCTAAACACATGAACGATTGGCTGAATATGCTCGATACCAAAGATACTTCACAATTCATCTAAATCTTTATAAACTAAAAAACTCTGAGATTTTTCTCAGAGTTTTATATGATGTGCCAAGAAAAATACTATGCTTTAGCATAGTTATATGAATTGGCACAAAAATAACAAAAATTGAAATTAAACTTATATAAATATAAT